GATGACACAAGCTGGGCGAAGACGAATACAAGGGTAAAGACAGGGTGAGAGTAAGGTCAACGGACCCACCTCTGCCAACGACGGCAGATATGGGGCACCCGCGGTCATTAGGAGCAAGACGCCGCCGAAGATGGCGGCGTCTTGCTTTGCGCGGAGGAGTGCGGCCTGGGATTGTGAGCGCGGCGAGGTGAGGAGCGGTGAAGATGGCGAAGCGGCGGGTAGGGGCGTCCAAGGGGAGAAATCAGGTAAACCGGGTAGCGGACCTGGAGGCTCTGATGGCGCTGGGCAAGAGGCTGGATCAACCGACGAAGCGGGGGAGCTATCGCGAGGTATTGGCGGCGAGCTTGCTGCGAATCCGCAACAAGAGCGGACGGCTGGTGAAGCTGGAGAGCAACCTGGCGCAGAGGGAATTTGAATCGAGGTGCGGGGCCAAGAATATCGTGCTGAAGGCGAGGCAGATGGGGATCTCGACGTGGGTGGCGGCGAGATTCTTTCTGAGCACGATAACGCGGCCCGGCATTTTGACGGTGCAGGTAGCGCATACGCAGGAGGCGGCGGAGGAGATCTTCCGCATGGTGCACAGGTTCGTGGAGAACCTGCCACAAGACCTGACCGGCGGAGCGCTGAAGCGATCGAAGTCAAACCGGCGGCAACTGGTGTTCCCTGGGCTGGACAGCGAGTATCGCGTGGAGACCGCGGGGGACGCGAACGCCGGACGGGGACTGACGATCCAGAACCTGCACTGCTCGGAGGTGGCACGGTGGGGAGCGAATGCGCCGGAGGTTCTGGCATCGCTACGCGCCGCCGTGCCACCCGATGGGGAGATTGTGCTGGAATCGACCGCGAATGGCATGGGCGGGTGTTTTTATCGCGAGTGGCAGCGGGCGGGGGAGACCGGATATGTGCGGCACTTCTTTCCCTGGTGGATGGACGCGGGCTACCGGATCGATGGCGGCGGAGGGCAGGAGCTATTGGACGGGGCGCGGGGCGGGGCGGTGGATGGGGCGCTGCATGGGGTTTTGCACGGGGTCATGCAGGACGACGAGCTGCGGTTGATGGAGAGCCACGGGCTGGATGGCGGGCAGATCGCCTTCCGGCGGCAGATGCGGAGGGATTTCGGCGAGCGGGCGGCCGAAGAGTTTGCCGAAGATGCGGCGACGTGTTTTCTGGCCAGCGGCTCAGCGGTCTTTGATACGGCCAAGATCGACGCCCGCATGCTTGTGGTGGAGGCTCCGCTGGAGCGGCGGGAGAATGGACGCATCCTGGTGTGGCTGCCGCCATCGCGGGGGCGGAAGTACATCCTGGGGGTGGACGCGGCCGGGGGGGCGGGCGGCGACTATGCCTGCGTCGAGGTGACCGACCAGGCGAGCGGACTGCAATGCGCGGAGCTATATGGACACTACACTCCCGAGGAGCTGGCGGCGCAGGCGGCCAAACTGGGACGCGAGTACAACAACGCGCTGATGGTGGTGGAGCGGAACAATCATGGCCACGCGGTGCTGGCGATGCTGGAGCGGGTGGAGGAGTACGAGCCGCTGTTCCGCAACAACCGCTATGCGGGCTGGGTGACGACGATATTGACGCGTCCGACGATGCTGGAGCGCTTTGGAGCGATTCTGGTGACGAGCCCGGAGCTGTTCCAGAGCCGGAGGCTGCTGGAGGAGTGCAGGGGTTTTGTGCGGCACGCCGATGGAAGGATCGCGGCGGCCGAGGGCTCGCACGATGACGCGATCATGGCGATGGCAATGGCTTTGGCGGTGCGGGATTCGGGGTACCACGTCCCGCTCCCCCACCGGCGGCCGGCGACGTGATCAGAAGGATACGGAGAGGTGGACGGCGGGGCGGGGCGACAGGATAGAGTATAGCTTCATAGGGATAGCTTGGAGCAACCTTACGGACGGGGCGAGGGGCAGAGCGTGGCGGTGGTGGCGGTGCAGCACGTGAGAAGGATGCGGGGCGGGGCGCAGAGTCATCTGATGCGCTGCTCCGACGGTCACTTTTACGTGGTGAAATTTCAGGATAATCCGCAGCATACGCGGGTGCTGGCCAACGAGATGCTGGCGACGCGGCTGGCGCAGGCCGCCGGGCTGCCGGTGCCGGCGACCGAGGTGGTAGAGGTCAACTCCTGGCTGATCGAACACACGCCGGAGCTGAAATTCGAGCTGCTGCACGGCTTCAAGGCGTGCACGCCGGGGCTGCAGTTCGGCTCGCGCTTTTTGGTGCCGCCGATGCAGGGGCTGATCTATGACTATCTGCCCGAGCATCTGCTGGAGCGGGTGCGGAATCTGGGCGCGTTTGCGGGCATCCTGGCGCTGGATAAGTGGACCTGCAACGCCAACGGGCGGCAGGCGGTTTTTTGGAAGAAGAGCCGGGAGCGGAAGTTCACGGTATCGTTCATCGACCAGGGCTACTGCTTCAATGCGGGGGAGTGGTCGTTTCCGGACTCGCCGCTACGCGGGGTGTACGCGCGCAACGATGTCTACCGCGAGGTGACGGGTTGGGAGAGCTTTCAGCCCTGGCTGGGCAGCATCGAGAGCATGGACGAGGAGGCGATGTGGCGCTGCGCGGAGGAGATTCCGACGGCGTGGTATGGCGAGAGCTGCGAGCTGGAGCGGCTGGTGGAAGCACTCGCCCGGCGGCGGGGACGGGTGGCCGAGCTGATCCTGGAGTTCAGGAGATCGAGCCGGGCTCCATTCCCAAAGTGGAGAGATGTGGTGAACTGAGGGAAAGGGGAGGGGGTAAAGTTGGAGAGAGGTGGAGGATTGGGGCGGGAAGGATTGTAGGATGTGGGAGGCGATGGATGGAGGCGCCGGGCCAGTGAGTTATCCAAGCGGATCAGATCGAGGATGAAAGAGCGGCGACAATGCGAGTTTTTCCTGCTGCGGTATGTCCCCGACGCGGTGAAGGACGAGTTCGTCAACGTGGGCGTGGTGCTATATGAGAGCGGCGGCGGCTGGGCCGACGTGCGCTTTACCAAGGACTGGAAGCGGGTGCGGTGCCTGGATGCGGACGCCGACGTGGAGATGCTGGAAGGGCTGGAGCGGGAGATCAAGGAGCGGATTCTGGAGGGCGCAAGCAGTCAGGAATGGCTGCTGAAGCGGATGGAAGATACGTTCTCGAATGCGATCCGGCTGACCCCGGCCAAGGCGGTGCTGGCGGATTCGCCGCAGGAAGAGATCGGGCGGCTGGCCGAGATGTACCTGGAGCGCGGGAAGAAGAGCGCGCGTACCGCGAGCGGAAGGATGCAGATCTTCCAGACGATGCGAGGCGAGTTCGAGCGGCAGGGAGTGTGGGGGCTGATGCGGCACAACATCGCGGTGAGCGCCTATACCCACCGCGGCGACCCCTTGAAGATCGATGCAGCGTACCGGCCCAACGGCACGGTGCACATGTACCAGGCGCTCTCGCTGGAGGCCGAGGTGAACGCGGCCAAGGTGCTGGCATTTACCTATCCGAAGCTGCGCGAAGGGGTGATGCGGGCCGAGCAGGCCGAGACCGCGCTGACGGCGATTGTGGAGAGCGAGCTGGACCGCGAAGACGATGAGACCATGTTTGCGCTGGAGACTCTGTCGACCTGCCGGATCATGGTGGCGACCACGGCCGAGTTGCCCAGGATTGCCGCCAGCGTGCGGCAGCAGATGGGATTGCAGTAGAGGCGGTGAGGGTGTGAGAGGAAGACAACGGCAGGAACAACAGCGACCCTCATCGAGTTGAGGGCATTGCTTCCCACCTTAACCGCGCAAGAGCAGCGCGGCGAAGGTGGGGCACCCGGGGTTTTGGCTTAGGAAAAGGTAAGGCTGGACGAATTTAGGAGATTTCACGAGGGGACGCTTCGGCGTCCTCTTTTATTTTGTGCCGGGAGCACCGGCGCGGGGGAGCCAATGAAGATAGCGGAAAAGATCTGGGAGCCGGTGCGGCGGGCGGGTTTGCGGGTGCTGGGGGGCAACGATGCCTCGGCACCGAAGCGCAAGACTGCGCCGCTGCCCTCGATTCTACAGACGTTTGGGACGCTGGGTGCGTTTGGAACTGGAGGCAGGGCGGAGCTGCTGCCGAAGAAGACACCGGAGGCCTTGCGCCGCTTTGCCGAGACTCCGATCGCACGCAAGGCGATCAACACCATCAAGGACCGGGTGGTGGGGATGAACTGGCGCATTCAGCCCCGGCGGGGACGAGTGCTGGACGAGGAGATGCAGCAACGCATTCAGCTGCTGACCGAGACCCTGGAGCAGCCCAATCCGGATGATTCGTTCCGCTCGTTCAGCGAGCAGGTTCTGGAGGACATCATCGTCGGGGGATATGGCGCGATGGAGTTGCGGCTGACCGGTGATACGCAGAAACCGCTGGCGCTGTATGCGGTGGATGGGGCGACGATCCAGATGCGGGCGGACTGGAATGGCGACCCGAACACGGTTCGCTACGTGCAGACCGTCTCGCCGTGGGGAGCGGGGCAGCAGATCGAGCTGAAGGACAACGAGCTGTCCTACATCCGGCTGAATCCGCGCAGCCATACCCCGTTCGGATTGGGGCGGCTGGAGGTTGCGTTTGAGACCATCCACGAGTTTCTGGGGGCGCACCGCTTTGCCGCCAAGCTGGCCAGCAACTCGGTAGTGCAGTATGCGCTCTGGATGCAGGATCTGGATCCGGGACAGCACGAACGGCTGATTCGCTGGTGGCAGGATGACATCGAGGGCACGGGGCGGGTTCCGATCCTGACGGCGGAGAACAAGCCGGAGGTGTTGCGCTTTGGAGCCGGAACGGATGCGGATCTGCGCCTGGCCTGGCAGGAGTTTCTGATCCGGGTGATCGCCAGCGCCTTCGACCTGCCGCCGCTCTTTCTGGGAGTGGAGGCCGACGTCAACCGCTCGACCGCCGCCGAGCTGTCGGATATGGCCTTCCGCACCGCGGTGGTGCCGACGGCAAGGCTGCTGGCCGAACACATCACGCGGGATGCGATCGCAAAGCGGCTGGGTTGGAGCGATCTGGAATTCGCCTTCCTCGACGTGGATGCGACCGACCCGATGGAGCAGGCGCAGATCGACCAGATTCTGCTGAGCTGCGGGGTGCTGACGGTGAACGAAGCTCGCGCGGCGCGGGGCTGGCAGCCGCTGCAAGAGCCAGGAGCGGAGGCAGAATGACAATGCAAGGGCCAACGGATGGCCTTCCGAGGAGCGGGGGCGCAATGAGAATGCAGTGGGAGGCAATGGCCTTGGCAATGCCGGCGGTGGATGGTCATCCCAACCGGCGAGGATTTCATGGAATCTTGACGGTGGCCAACGCGCCGTCGGAGCGGGCTCCGAGCGGAGCGCGAGGGCACCGGGTGATGCTGACGGCAGAGGCGACCGAGCGGGCTCTGCCATCGCTGCTGGGCATGGGCGTGGACTACGCTCCGGAGCTGGACCGGCACGATGCGCAGAGAAAGGTGGGGATCATCACATCGGCGGAGCTGCGGCCCACGGCGGGCAAAGTGCATCGCCTGGACGTCTCGGGCTATCTGTTTGAGCGCGACTTTCCCGAGGTGGTGGATGAGATGGCGCGGCGCAAGGGGGAGCTTGGCATGAGCTATGAGATCGCCGACGTTCGGGTGGTGGACGTGGCGGCTTCAGTGTGGGTGGCTACGGACTTCAAGTTCACCGGCGCGGCGATGTTGCTGCGGGAAAAGGCGGCCTACCAGGGGACGAACGTGGAACTGGCGGAGTAGAAAAGCAGGGTTTCAAGGTTTCAAAGTTTCAGGGTTTCAAGGTTAGGAGCAAGGGCAAGAGCGAGGGATGGGGAAGTTTGTCGATTCCCGGGCCTTGCCTCTTCTGTGAAGCCGAATGAAAGCACGTAACGATGTGGGCCGGCCTTGAGGCCGGCTTTTCTATTGGAGACGAAATGAACGAAGAAAACAGTACGGCACAGAAGGACCCGATGCAGGAGTGTGCGGCGCAGCTTGGCAATGCGGCGCAGGCCCTGGAACGTGTGATCGGAAAGCTGGAGGCGCAGTACGAGGCGCTGAACCAGAAGATCGACCGCATTATCGCCACCGTGGAAAAGCCGGCTGCGGAGACGGGCGGCGAAGCCGGGTTGGCGGCCAGTGCGCGGGCCGAGCAGGTTGCGCAACAGGTCGCGCAACAGGTGACCCAGCTCGAAACGGAGAATCGCGAATTGCGGCAGCGCGCGGGGCGCAAAACACTGGTTCCGCTGGTGAGCACCTTGCTGGCAAAGAGCGGCGTCGGCGAAGGCGTGCAGATTGAAATGGGCACGCTGGAGAAGGCTCTGGGACAGTTGACGATTGAACAGCGCATCGCGGTGAAGGCCGAACTGGCGCGCGCGGGAATGATCGCGTAGGAAGCGAGGTTTCAAAGTTTCAGAGTTTCAAGGTTTCAAAGTTAAGAACAAAGGCAAGGACAAGATCGCGCAGAGGTGGAAGACATTGCTTCCCAACTTCTAGCGTCGAAAGGCAACGACGCGAGGGCAGACAAACCACCGGGGCACGGCAGGTGCCACCGGACAACGAGGCCGGGCGAAGGCTCGGCAGAGAAGGAAAGTACAGAATGACTACGCAATTTGTGGATTTGCACGCCGCCGCCGATTTCATGGGACCGGGTGCCATCGAGATCGATCGCTATCAGACCGAAATCTTTGACATTGTGAAGCGCCGCGGCGCTTTCGGACAGCGGGTCAAGAACGTTCCGGCTACGGGCCATCCGTCGCGCTTCTTCGAGGAGACGGCGATCCCGGCGCCTACGGCGGCAAACGGGTTTGTCGATCCGCGCAATATTGTGGCGGCGGTGAATTCGCCGACCCGGTTGGAGCGCTCGGTACCGCTCAAGGCGCTGGTGTCGCAGATCAACTACAACCTGTTCGACTTCGAGATCGGACAGCAGCAGGAGCAGTTCGCCTACCTGCAGGCGAAGGATCTGGCCGACTCCGTGACCGGCGTGATGCGCACCCACGACGTTGCGCTGTGGAATGGCAACGACACTTCGCTGAGCGCTCCGACCACGTTGCAGTATTTCGGCGCGGCGGCACAGATCGCAGGCGGCGGCAACGTTGCCACCGTGCCCACCACCGAGAGCATTGTGGACGGGCTGAAATCGCAGATTGCAGCGATGGTGTCGAACTCGAATTATGAGGTTCGTCCAACCGCCATCTATGCCAACCCGGTGTTGCTAGATCTGATTGACCGCGAGATGAAGAGCGAGTTCAACGTTGTGCTCTCGACCACGAAGGTGGAGGGCGGTCTGACAGTGAAGACGCTCTCCACCCAGGCCGGCGAGCTGCCGCTGATTCCGGAGTGGGCGCTGCCTTATACGGGCACTCCGGGCAGCGGCTCGGCGGTGCTTCCCGCCTACATCGTCACCGAAGAGCTGATCGAGTATCACTGGCTGACCGATGCCAATCCTCGCGTATTCCAGCTTGGACTGATCGGTTCGCTGGCTCGCCAGTTGATGGTCGTGAAGTTCGGCGCGGTGGTGGTCAAGGGCGCCGGATATGCACATGCCCAGGTGATCGTGAACCGCTAGG